TGAAGATGACGATTCAGCGGTACGCAAACAACCCACCGGCAACGCTGCCGAAGACGGACTCGATGAGGCTCAAGGAGTTAAAGGAGTTGATGATTCGATCGGGCGGCAAGGATGTGGCGCAGAAGGTGATTGAGATTGCGCTCAATGATGAGCATCCTGGGCAGATGGCGGCGCTGAAGATGTGTTTGGACCGCACGTTGCCGGTGAGTTTGTTTGACCAGGACAAGGGGCAAAGGAGTGCCGTGACCATCAATATCACTGGCTTGGGCCAAGAACCTATTGTTGTAGACTCTGCTGGACAACCCCAAGATGTAGAGGCTAAGTATGGCTGACCTGAACTTTTCCCTTTTGCCGTGGCAACAAGAAGTTTTTGCCGATAAAACGAGGTTCAAGGTTGTGGCGGCTGGCAGGCGCTGTGGCAAGAGCAGGATTGCGGCGATCACGTTGTTGATTGAGGGGCTGCGGTGTCCACAGGGGTCGGCGGTGTTGTATGTCTCGCCCACGATGGGTCAGTCAAGGCAGATCATTTGGGATTTGTTGTTAGACCTTGGGCGGGAGGTGATACAGGGCAGTCATGTAAACAACTTGGACATTACGCTTATCAACGGGGCGAGAATTTATGTCCGTGGGGCTGACAGGCCCGATACCTTGCGGGGAGTAAGTTTAACCTATGCGGTATTGGACGAGGTAGCTGATATTAAGCCAGAGGCGTGGGAGCAAGTGATAAGGGCAAGTTTGTCGGACAAGAAGGGGAGGGCGTTGTTTATTTCTAGCCCCAAGGGTAGGAACTGGTTTTACGACATTTTCAAGTTGGGGGAAGATGGGACGGACCCGGACTGGAAGTCGTGGCATTTTACGACCAAGGACAACCCGCTGATTGATCCGGATGAGATTGAGAGTGCGAAGAGGACGTTATCGAGTTTTGCGTTCAAGCAGGAGTACATGGCGAGTTTCAGTAATGCGGGGTCGGACGTATTTCGGGAGGAGTGGGTTAAGTATGGACAAGTGCCTAAAGATGTGGGCAGTTATTTTATAGCGGTTGATTTGGCGGGGTTTGAGGAGGTGGCAAAGCAGGCGGGGAATGCGAAGAAGAGGTTGGACGAGAGTGCGATTTGTGTGGTGAAGGTGATGGATGATGGGAAGTGGTTTGTGCAGAAGATCACGCATGGGAGGTGGGATATTAGGACGACTGCGGTGAACATCTTGATGGCGATACGGCAGTACAGGCCGTTAAGTATTGGGATTGAGAGGGGGGCGCTTAAGAATGCGGTGCTGCCGTACTTGTCAGACCTGATGAGAAAGAGCAACATTCACGCACACATTGCGGATTTGACGCATGGAAACCGGAAAAAAGCTGACCGTATAATATGGGCCTTGCAGGGCCGCTTCGAGCATGGTAGGATTGTTTTGAATAGTGATGAGGACTGGGGCGAGTTTGTCGATCAGTTGTTGATGTTTCCAGCGCAAGGCGTGCATGATGACTTGCCCGATGCACTGTCTTATATAGACCAGTTGGCGGTGACTTCTTATATGGAAGAGGACGACTCCGAGGCGTGGGAGCCTCTTGACATAATTAGTGGGGTTTAAAGATGGATCAAGTTGAATTTCAAGAACCAGACGAGCAGGACAGAGAGTTGACTGCTTTTGTGGTGGACCACTGTGATCGCTGGAGAGACTACCGCAACACAAATTACTTGTCGCTGTGGCTGGAGTACGAGCGCATCTTCCGTGGTGAGTGGTCAAGCGAGGACAAGACACGAGAGTCTGAGAGATCAAGGATCGTCACGCCTGCAACGCAGCAGGCGGTGGAGACTCGGCACGCCGAGGTGATGGAGGCGATCTTTGGCCAAGGCGAGTTCTTTGACATTCAAGACGACATCAACGATGTGAACGGCAGTCCTTTGGATGTGGCCAAACTCAAAGCGCAGTTGATGGAGGATTTTAAGCAGGACAAGATCAGAAAAGCCATTGACCAGATCGAATTGATGGCCGAAATCTACGGCACGGGAATTGGCGAGATTGTGGTCAAGACCGAGACAGTTTACACACCCTCGACCCAGCCGATACCTGGTCAAGTTGGGCAAGCGGCCATTGGCGTGACGGAAAAGCCTCGCATTTCGGTCAAGATCATGCCAGTCAACCCCAAGAACTTCTTGTTTGACCCCAATGGAACATCGGTAGATGACTGCATGGGCGTGGCGATTGAGAAGTATGTCTCGATTCACAAGATTGCACAGGGGATTCAGCGTGGAATTTATAGAAATGTGGACATCACGCCGACCTACGAGGACACAGACCTTGAGCCTACGCAGGAGATCAGTCAGTATCAAGACGAGAAGGTGCTGCTGCTGACTTACTACGGCCTAGTCCCACGGGAGTACCTGACAAAGCTCAAAGAGAACGAAGACATCGAGGATTTGTTCCCTGACAGTTCATCATCTGATGACTACAAGGACATGGTTGAGGCGATTGTGGTGATTGCCAATGACAATCAACTCTTAAAAGCTGAAGAGTCGCCGTACATGATGAAAGACCGGCCTGTGCTGGCGTATCAGGACGACACGGTTCCCAACCGGCTGCTGGGCCGTGGAACAGTGGAAAAAGCGTTCAATATGCAAAAAGCCATTGACGCACAGACCCGCAGCCACTTGGACTCGCTGGCGCTGACGACATCGCCAATGATTGCGATGGATGCAACGAGATTGCCACGGGGTGCAAAGTTTGAAGTCAAGCCTGGTAAGGCGATATTGACCAATGGATCGCCATCTGAGATTTTGATGCCGTTCAAGTTTGGTAATACAGACGGCACAAACTTGCAGACTGCCAAGGAATTTGAGCGTATGCTGCTCCAAGCCACGGGGACTTTGGACTCGCAGGGCATGGTGGGCAACGGCGCTAGAGACATGAGCCAAGGTGGGATGTCGATGGCGGTTGCCTCAATCATCAAGAAGTACAAACGCACGCTGGTGAACTTCCAAGAGGATTTCTTGATTCCGTTCATTGAAAAAGCTGCGTTTCGGTATATGCAGTTTGACCCAGAGCGCTATCCAAGTGTGGATATGAAGTTCATTCCCACGGCAACGCTTGGGATTATTGCTAGAGAGTACGAGCAGCAGCAGTTTATTGCTTTGCTTCAGACACTTGGCCCAAACACGCCTGTGCTGCCGCTGATATTAAAGGGAATTTTGACAAATTCCAGCTTGAGCAACAGGTTTGAACTTATTGCCCAGTTGGACAAGATGAGCCAGCCCGACCCGAATGCACAGCAAAAGCAGCAAATTGCCGAGCAATTGCAGATGCAGGCGGCGCAGGCCACGATTGCGCTAAACACGACTCAGGCCGAGCAAAACAGGGCCGAAGCGCAGAAAATAGCGATGGAAACGCAGCTATTGCCGCAAGAAACACAGGCAAAAATGATGTCGGCAACGACCAAAAATCTGCCGAATGAGCAAGATGCAAATGCTAAAGAGTTCGACAAGAGGGTTAAAATTGCCGAACTGATGCTCAAAGAAGCTGACATCAAGAACAAATCGAAGATTGTCGAGTTGCAGATGGCAAACAAGCACGGCAACATGGAAAACGCATTTTTGGATAGGTTATCCAAGGAATTGACATAATGGACATTCTGGACTTGGAGCGAAAGCTGGGGATTGAGGGCATATCTGCTGATGAGCAGATGGCCCTTGTCGATGCTTTGCAGAAGTCTGCTGCCCAGAAACTTGCCAAGGCCAAGGTAGAAAGCATTGGAAAAAGCGCAGATTTGGTCATTCAAGGGCTAAAGAAGATCAAGTCTGACATTGAGTCTCGGTTTGATGACCTTAATGTGCAAGTGCAGCAAAAAGCCAATTCTGTCAGGGATGGGCGTGACGGCAAGGACGGTAAGGACGGCAAACCCGGCTCAAAAGGGGACCGTGGGTTTGACGGCACATCAGGCGCAGCAGGCATCAATGGTCGGGATGGCAAAGACGGCTTGAACGGCATCAGTGTCTCAAATGCTCGGATTGATTTTGATGGTGGTTTGGTCATCACTTTGAGCAATGGAAACGAGATTGATTGCGGGGAGGTGGTTCCTCCAGATGTAGCCGAGAAAATCAAGGTCATCACCAATGGCGGCGGCACAAGCCAGTATGTGCTGGACACTTTGGCAAGTCTTCAGACTCAAATCAGCGCCATCACTGGGGGTCTGCAATACCAGGGGACTTGGAACGCATCGACCAATTCACCAGCTCTTGCATCCAGTGTTGGCACAGTTAACTTCTATTATGTCGTCAGTGTCGCAGGCTCAACAAATCTAAACGGCATTACCGATTGGGTGGCGGGGGACTGGGCCATCTATAACGGGACTGTTTGGCAAAAGATCGACCAGACCAACTTGGTTGTGAGTGTTGCCGGTAGAACTGGTGCTATTGTTTTAACAACCGTGGATGTTGGTGGACTTGGGACTATGGCGACCCAAGCCGCATCGAGCGTAGCGATCACGGGTGGGTCAATTACGGGCATCACAGATTTGGCTTTAGCTGACGGCGGCACGGCAGCGTCAACGGCAGCAGACGCTAGAACAAACCTTGGCTTGGTAATTGGGACTGATGTTTTGGCCCCCACGGGGTCAGCAGCCAGTTTGACATCGTTTCCGACATTCAATCAAAACACAACTGGAAATGCAGCTACAGTCACGACAAATGCCAACCTAACGGGGGTTATAACTTCAGTTGGCAATGCAACCTCTATAGCCTCGCAAACTGGCACAGGAGACAAATTTGTCGTGGACACTAGCCCAAGTTTGGTCACTCCAAACTTGGGGACACCGGCATCAGGGACTTTGACCAACTGCACATTCCCTACTTTAAACCAGAACACCACTGGAACGGCGGCATCAGCACCTAAGTTTTTAAGTGCAAATTTTACGATTGAAGAGTCTGCTGGTAAGTTGATATTTAAGTATGGTGCGACTACAATTGCATCAATGAGCAGCACCGGCCTTATCACATCTGCGGCCAACATCGCTGCAAACGGCACACCTTAAGGATTC